CAAGAAACATTTACCTCAAGTCACAATGATAAATTAACAATTAATGGTAATCATATAACAGTAGTTAATTCGTTTGGAGACAGTTATACTGGAGTTATTGAAAATGGTAACATAGTAACAAAAAATCGAGTAGGTCTTCAATATTTAACGAGAGCTTATAATGAATATACTTCTTCAAAAGATTCTAAAAAACAAACAAACGGAAATAAATCAATTTCTGAATATGCTAAAAATACTGATGATGAAACTCTTAAAAAAGTGATGGAAAATAAGAATGCACCTGTAGAATTACGAGATGCTGCTAAAAAAGAATTAGAAAGTAGAGGAAGTGATAATTCAGACAAAAAAGAATTAGAAAGTAAAGAAAGCGATGCAAAAGATAAAAAAGAATTAGAAAGTAAAGAAAGCGATGCAAAAGATAAAAAAGAAGAAAATTTTGATCCAAAGCATCTAAAAACTGTTGCTGATAAAATAGTTTCTGAGTTTGTGAATTATTATGAAGATTACGACACATCAGAAGAATCTGCTAAAAAAATTAAAGAGTTATTAAAAAAATATCCATCAAAAGTATTATTGAAACCATTAATGGAAAGGCTTTCTGAACCAGATGATCGTGGTTATATACTGGATGAAAAAGAAAAAGAAGCAACGATTGAAGGTTTATATGAATTAAGTGGCGGTGTTTCGTATAAAAAAGAATTGAAAAATATAAAAGAAGCCGAGAAAAGAAAAACAAATGAACCTATTCCAAAGAATTTAAAGAAGGTAGCTGATGATATAATTTCTGATTATATCAATTATTATGAAGATGATGATACATCAGAAGAATCTCTTAAAAAAATTAAAGAAGCGTTTAAGAAATATTCAGCTGAAGAATTACGCAAGCCTTTGTTAAAAAGACTTTCTAAACCAGATGATCGTGGTTACACACTGGATAAAGAAGAAAAAGAAGCAACGCTTGAAGGTTTATATGAATTAGTTGGTGTAAAAAGATAAAAATATGAAAAAGAATATTATTTTGATTGTAGTTATTTTAGTTATAATTGCAGGCGTTTTGTTATATATGCATTATACTCCTATTTGGAATTCAATTTCAAATGTAATTTTTGGATCAATTGGCGTAGTAGTTGGTTGGTTTGCTCATATTTTGTATAACAAATAATATTAAAAAATAAAAATATGAATGAGATTCAAAAAGCAATTCAAAATGCAAGAGCTTCTCAAGTAGAACGTATTTATGGCAGTTTTACTAATGCTAAAGAAGTCAGAGAAGTTGAAGAAAACAAAATAACAAAGGGAAACGAAGAAGAAAATCCTTTTGAAAAACAAGCTTCTGAAGAACAGATTGAAAAATCTGATATAATGGATTCCATGAATTATAGTGGAAACATTAAATTATCAAAAACTGGTAAAGAAATTAAGACTCAGGTAGATGAAATTATTTTGCCTGAATTAACAGCTTCTTTAGCAGCAAATAAAATTGAAGCAGATAAGAAAATCAAAGATTGCGGCAATGCTCCTACCACAGAACCAGATAAATGGTGGACTGATGGTATTAAAATTGATTGCGGTTATAAAATATATAGTTGGCAAGAAACTTATGTTTCAAGAGAAGGAAGCGTTGCTATGGACACTTTCTCTAATGAAGATGCAAAAGAAAAAACGGTTAATGCTCCTTCAACTCAGGAAGAAGCTAAAGCAAGAATTGAATACAATGATATTGTGAGAGTAATTTGTAATATATTAGTTGATATTAAGGCTTGCGAAATTTTGAAAGGATTAAAAGATGATGTAGATTATGAATTGACTCCACGTCAATTAGTAACATTTAAATTTTAATAGAAAGGTTTGTGTTGATTTTTGAAGGAATTAAGTTGTGAAACTTGGTTCCTTTTTTATACACAGTTATTAAAATTAATTATGAAGAATTGCAATAATAAAATTTGGAAGTATTTTAAAATAGGAGATGTTATTAGAGATGCAGATGATAGTATTTGGGGTGATAAATTATTTGAAATTTATAGTTTTCACGGCAATGATTATCTTCCTTTAGTTTCGGTTTATTTTTATGGTAAACCTAAAATTAATAAGAATATGTGTAACTTTGACATTAGAGAAATAAAGTTAATAAATGCATTTCATAGACCTTTCAAAAAATTAAAAAAAACAGATTTGATAAAATTAATGAAAAGAGAAAATATAGAAGCTAAAAGAGAATTTATAATAAGATTAAACACAAAAAATTTATAATTATGTTTGAACACGCAGCATGGTATAATAAACTACCAAATGAAAGTTTAAAAGTGTATGAACCTCATTTACGTCTTTTCTTTGAGACTATGTATGAACGTCAAATGATTTGGAAAAAAAGGTTTATAGATAAAAAAGAAAGACCTTGGACGAATAATAAAATTTTTCAAGAATCAAAATTTACAAATATTTATCGGGAACTTGATCGAAATAGCCAGTGGCAAATAAAAAATATTCTTCTTGATGAAGAACTTTCTTTAAAAAATTTGATTTGGAAATTAATGGTTTTCCGTTTTTTTAATAATCCTGAAACATTCACTTCAGCCACTGCCACTAAATGGCGCAATGGTATTCCTAATTGGGAAGAATATGATGAAAATGAATTTTCAAGATTTATAGCAGGAGTTCGTAATTCAGGAAAGAATCCTTTTACATCAGCTTATCTTATAAACACTATGGCTGCTCCTGGTCATTCAAGGGATTATTGTTATACAGAAGTTGTTACTCCCTATCTTCATAAAAACATAGATAAGATAATTGCTAAAGTAATTACTGCTAAAAATCCAGAAGATATTATAAAATATTTAAAAACATTTCCTGCTATTGCAGACTTTATCGCTCATGAATTTTATCAGGACTTTACTTATATTCCGAGATATACAAATAGAAAGTTTATGAAGTTTGATCAAAATGATTTTACGAATGTTGGTCCGGGCGCTTCTATTGGCATACGTCTTATTTATCCAAATCTTAATACTGTAGTAAAACAAAAACAAGCTATTTATTGGTTAAGAGATGAATCAGAAAAATGGTTAAATAAAATAGGAGAAGAAAAAAAAGATTCTATGCAATATTTATATTGGGATAAAATTAAGGGGTGTTATTATACTAATTCAGAATGTAATATAACACTTCATCAAATAGAAATGTGGTTGTGTGAATTTCAAAAATATTGGAAAATGACAATTGGCCAAGGAAAACAACGTTCTAAATTTCAACCAAAAAGTAAAGATCTTATATCAAAATAATTTTATAAATAAAGTTAGAAATGCCTATATCAAGAAAAATAACAAGTCTTCAAGAACCATTAGATATTGATTTACAATTAATAGCGTTTGATCTTGACACTTCTGTTAAAGATATGAAATATCTTTCAAAATTAATGATGAATGATGCTATATCAATAGACGCTTTTGATAAATTATGCGAAGATATAGAAAGAGGAGAAGGCATAGAAATAACTTCTTTTGATGATAATTCAAAACTTTATGAATATCTTGATGAAGCAATAATAATACATGAAATATTAGGCATTAAGTACATTATCTTTGATACTATTATTACTCAAAAATTAGAGAATAAAATGAATAGTTATAAGTAAAGTACATAATTTTTTTTGTAAAAGGAGGGCATGAAAATGTTCTCCTTTTATCTTATATATCAATTTACAGTTATAGAATATGTAAAGTAAAATTATTTGATGATATGAGTAATTTATCTAAACAATTAGATGCAATAGAACTCGCTAAAGCAAAATTAGAAGCTAAAAAATTCAGAATGCTTGAAAAGGCTTTACGTTCAGATTCTCCTGATGATATGGTTAAAGCAAGTCAGGTAGTAAATGCTATTCAAAATAAAGTTGAACAAAATCCTAAAGCATTTTTTATTGATCCATTAGAATTTAATTCTAATTTAGGTTATAAAGATAAACCGTTTTCTTTGTCTTATATGACATTAAAGCGAATGTCTAAAACTCCTATTATCAATTCTATCATTAAAACCAGAAAAAATCAGATAGCAGATTTTGCTGAGCCTCAAGAAAATAAATATTCAAATGGTTTTAAAATAAGAAAAAAACCTAAGGGAGGCGTAGAACAAAATATGGATAATAAAGACAAAAAGATTGCTTTTGCAATTACTGATTTTATATTAAAGGGAGGAAATGTTTCTCAATGGGATCATGATGATTTTGATACATTTATTCGTAAAATAGTAGATGATTCTTTAATATATGATCAAATGACGTTTGAATGTGTGCGAAATAGAAGAGGACAACTTGAATCTTTTATGGCCACAGATGCTTCTACTTTTAGGTTGTCTGATTCTTTTTTCGATAAAGATTACAATAATGTCTTTTTTCAAAGACAAGGGGCTAATGTTTGGAAAGATAGAAATGATTTTGGCTCAAAGATTCATGGATATTATCCTTCATATGTTCAGGTTTATCAAAATATGAAAGTAAATGAATTTTATCCTTGGGAACTTTGTTTTGGTATTCGCAATCCTTCTACTTCTATTTTTGCTAATGGTTATGGTTATTCCGAACTCGAAGAACTTATTAATGTGGTCACTTCAATGCTATGGGGAGATGAATACAATAGACGTTTCTTCAGTCAAGGTTCAGCGCCTAAGGGATTGTTAAGAATTAAAGGAACTAATAACGAAGCGGCTTTACAACAATTTAAACAACAATGGCAGTCTATGATTTCAGGAGTAATGCAATCATGGAAAACTCCTGTTGTAGAAGCAGATGTAGATTGGATTGATCTTCAAAAGAACAATCGTGATATGGAATATAATTCTTGGATGGAATATCTAATCAAACTTGCGTGTGCTATTTATTCAATTGATCCGACTGAAATTGGATGGGATATTAGCCGTTCTTCTGGAAATGGAGGAATGTTTGAAGGTAGTCAAGAACAAAGATTGAAAAATTCAAAAGACAAAGGGTTGTATCCTCTTCTTAAATTCGTTCAGAGAAAGATAAACAAATATATAATTGAGCAAATTAATCCTGATTTTGAATTCATATTTGTTGGATTAAATGGTTTAACCATTGATGAAGAATTAAAGATGGACATTGATAAAGTTAATAGTTTTATGACTGTAAATGAAGCAAGAGAGAAATATGAAATGAAACCATTAGAAGGGGGTGATTCTCCTAATAATGGAGTGTTTTTACAAAATAAAAATGCTCAATTAATGTCTCAATCAAATCAACAAAATTCTTTAAACAATGAAAATAATGTTGAAGAAAATGAAGGAGATGAACAACAGAATCCCTTTGATTTTTACGCTGATGAGAACGTAGATGAAGAAACTAATAAAGGTGAATTAGAAAATTCGTTTGTAAAAGCATTTGATAACTTTTTAAAACAAGAAGGAATATAATATGGCTACAAAAAATTTAGGACAAGTTTCTGGAGTTTATATAGGTAACACTCCTCCGGATAATATAATCATGATTTGGTATGATAATACGCCAGGTCTAATGGTACATAAAGTTTACGATACAAATATAAAACAATGGGTTGTTTTAGATAAAAATATTATTTCAATTGTAACATATTCAGCACTTGTTAATTTAGCTGCATCTCCAGGATTATCGGTAGGAACTTGGTTCAATATTTCAGATAAAGGAATTTTAGCATTAGCGATAACTTCTACTAAAGTTCAGTATGTTGATGCTTTAGGTAATATTTTGATTGATGATCTTGGTAATAATATTCAATATCATGTAACATCATCAAATCTTTTAATTGATGATATATCCGGAGTTTTTGATTTAGTTAACAATAAACTTGTATTTCAATTCAGTGAACAAACTCCAAATTATATTGCTGATGATTATATTTTAGGCAAAGCAATAAGAAACAATGTATGGAGTCTTGTTAAATATAAACTTTCTTCTTTTTTGTCTAAGGCAACAGGAAATTCAATAACTTGGAACGGAGGATTGTTTTTTAATTTTGGAGATGCTATAAAAAATGTACTTAATAAAGCAGGGGGTGTTGTTGCTAAAGATTCATATGATACAGACCAAGAGGCTTTATATATTGCTATAAATAATGTAGGTAAAGAAAATCAAACTATTATACAAAACGCTAATAAAGCTATTTCTGATTCTACAACAGATTCTGCTATTTATAGTAAAACGTTACAGAGTGATTTAGTGACAGGAGGAGCGACAATTGATGCAGCAAAAGGAGATAGTTTGTTTACAATAATATCTAAATTTCAAAAATGGATTAATCAATTCAAATGGGCGACTGGAATTAGAATTTCTTCTACATTTACTCAAGCTACTTCTCAGCAATATATTAATAGTAATGATACAGTTGAGACAGCATTTAGTAAAATTCAATTTTGGTTAAAAAATATGTATATATCGCTTTCACTTTCATCTGCATTTTCTCCATATCCATATTCTGGTACAATAGCAGATTTAGCTCCTAATGACACTCTTGAAGAAGCCTTTAAAAAGGTTCAAGGTAAATTGAACCAGATAGGTAATTTATCAGATGGACAAATTCAATCTAAAGCAATAGTTAATAATACTTCTGTACCAGTTACTACATTAGATTTAAAAAACGGGAAAGCGTCTTTTTATGATATTAATGATGTGAATCAAATATGTCAAATTGATGCTTCAATCCCTTCTATTAAAGTAATAAACAATAGTAATAATAAATTTTCTCAAATAACTAAGGATGGTATTTCTTCAAATGCCGCTAATCAGAATTTGTATCCTGTTTCATCTAATATTGTTAATGCTGCTTCTGTGGTAGGTTTAGGATATGGTAATATTGCAAAAGATACTTCTTTAAATACTGCTTTTTTAGCAGGAGTTGCAGGAGTTGCTTCTAATTCTAATCCTAATCCAGCTCCTTCTTATGGAGGATATTTTGATAAATTAATGGTAAATGGATTGTATTTGAATATTAAATCAATATACTCAGATTATATTATGACAATGACAGATGTTTGTTTATCTTGTTATAATACATCTAATACCACTATACATATATCATTGATATTGTATCCTTATAATGGTCAAAATATTTATATTACTCAAATGTATGCAAATAATATAATAATAGATGCTGGAAGTAGTAATAAAATTTCCTATAATGGTACAATAGCATCTTCTATAACGACTGATTCTACTAATAAAACAAATACATTTAGACTTATTTGGGATGGACAATATTGGATATTAAATAAATTAAATTGGTAATATATGAAACGATATAAATTTATTGATGAAGTTACGATTGTTCCAATTGATTATAATTTGGAATTATCTTTGATAAAGGAAGAGTATGAAAAAATTCTTGAGATGAATTCTATCACTGATGAAGATATAATTTCAATAAAAGCTAAAAGAAAAAAAACAGATATTGAAAAACAAAAGTTAGAATTGAGATTATCTATTGAAAATGATTTTTCTGAAAGAATTGATAAATTAAGTGAGTACAAAGAACTCGTTGATGGAGTTAAACCTTCAGTTGGTTTAGGCGAATTTGATATTTTACGTCCTTTATATTCTTTTAATGAAAAAGAAAATGTAATTGTAAGGAATTGGCAGGTTGAAAATAACAATTATTCTTTAATTTTGAATAAAATGAATAATTTGAAGCAAAAATTATCTAATTCCGATTATAAAGTTTTAAAATGTTACGAAGCTAAATTAACAAGTTCTGATTTACCTTATGATTTAGATTCTTTGATATTAGAAAGACAATCTCAAAGAGATGAAATTAATAAATTAAATCATTTAATTGAATCAAAAAATGAACAATAAAATAACAATATCAGTTGGAGGAATAATTGTAGTTTTAATTTCTATTTTTATAGGTTATTTATTAGGAAAGTCAAGTGTTGAAATTCCTAAACCAAAAACTGAAATTATTGTAAAATGGGAAAAGGGAAAGATAATTAGAGATACGATAAAAATTCTTGAACCTTATGAAGTAAAAGTTCCTGATTCAATTGTAGTTTTTATTCCTACTGATACTGCTAAATTATTTGCTATTTGGAAAGATTATTACTTACAAAGAAAATATAATTTAGATTTTTCTAATGATACTTTAGGAACTTTTAAAGTTGATGCTGTTGTAAGACAAAATAAGATCGTTTCAGCCACTTCTATTATTCAACCTAATATACGGACGGTTTATGAGAAACAAACTGTTTACAAAGTTCCTATGATACAATTTTATGGTATAATGGGAGTTTCTGCTGACCTTAGAACTAATAAGATTCAATTCGGAGCAGATTTGAAACAAAAATTTATGATTGGAGTTTCTGGAATGCGAATTGAAAATAATTATGGATATACAATAGATTTTGGGATAAAATTTTAAAAATGTACACTGGAGAAGATATACGTAAAAAACGAAATGATATTCAAAATAATATTTTGAAGTCTTTTGATAATAATATTGAGAAAGCCGTTGCTCAAATTGGAGAAATAAGAGAATGGGCTGATGGTACTTATAAGAAAGTTTCAGAAGGCAAATGGGTAAAAGTGATAAATGATAAAGAGAAGGATGTTGCAGGTTCAGGTATGGTTAAAAAGATTAAAGAAGAAATTCAATTAAAACAAGAAAAATGGGATGATATTAAAAGAAATTTTGAAAATAGCCTTGAAAGTAAATTTGTAAAGGGAACAACATCATATAAAATATTCTTTGAAAACGCTTGGAAGAATGAAATTCAAAATAATAAATTTATTCAGAAGATAAGAGATGAACAAAAAGATTTAAATGATGAGATAAAAGAAATAGAAAAGGCAATTTCTATTGATAAGAAATCTAAAAGAGAA